TGCTTTTCTGCCAGCCAGTTCATGGTCTTTCGGTAGGAGAAACCGCCCTTTTCCAAGGCCTCCCGCAGGATGGTGGGCAGGATGAACGCCGTGCCGTCCTCAATGCTGCCGTACCTCTGGCCGATGGCGTTGGTGTCGGTGAAGCTGTTGGCGTTCGCGCTGATCCAGTCGCTGATGTACTGGGCGGCCTGCTCGTTCACGTCCGGCTGTTCCTGTTCCTGGATTCCCGCTGTGATGCAGTTGGCCATGTGCTGCGCTTCCATCTTGGCGGTTTCTGCGTCCTCGTGGAAGATGCACCGGGAAAGCATCTGATCTGCAAGGGTCACGGTGGCAACCGCTGCGGTGTGGCTGCCGTTCCGGGTTCCCATGAGCGCCCGGATGCGTTCCAGCACCTCGCTGTATTCGTCTATTATGGCGCTGTCGCCCATGTCCAGGATGTACTGGATGAACGCCGGGCCTGCCCAGCCGCAGTTTAGCGCTGCCTGTTGGTGCATATCGCTGGCGCTGGTTTCGTCCTCAAAGGGAGCGCCTACCACTTCCAGCACTCGGGTGCTCACGCCGGTCTGACTGTTCGCCTTGCCGATTGGTTCCTCGCCTGTCGCCAGAATCACGCTGCGCCAGGTGCGCAGCTCCTGCAGGCCGCCGTCCTTACTGCCACGGCTCCTGCCGGTGCCGTTGGCCAGCATATACACGATCTTTTCTAGGCCCTCTTGCTTGTTGCCTGCAAGCTGGCGCTCGTCTATACCGAGCGGGAGGTCGCAGTAGAAGCCAGCCATTCGCTCAAGTGCCACCTGAGTTGCGTTGAAGTTGGCCATGAGCCGCTCCGGGTCGCCCCAGGCGGACAAGGCTGCTTTCAGGGCTGCGGTCTTACCGCCCCGGCTGCCACCCCAGTTGTACACGAAGAAGATTCGCTGCTTGATAATCGCCAGCAGGGGAGCGGCGAAGCTGGCGGCCAGTATGAAGCGGAACCGGGGGCGGCTGCGGTGTGGCGTCATGCTTGCCACCCAGTTTTCCAGGGTGCCGTTTTTGCAGTAGGCGGTAGCCCAGCGGGTCATGCTCGGTTCGATGTCCAGCACCATATCCGGGGCGTGGCCGGGCAGAAACCGGTGGCGGCTCTGCCAGCCAAAGGTGGAGGTGCTTTCCTGCAGGCCGAGGGCGTCTATGTTCTCTTGCTCCAATGCACCCAGGAATCGCACCACTTGTTTGGCGTTTTCGCTGGTTACGGTGCAACCCTTGTCCGCCAGGGCGGTGATGCTGCGGCTCTGGAATATCATAGAGCGGGGGAAAATAGCGTCGTGCCACTCTCCGTCACGTTTCCAGGCGACCTCTATCTTTTCTTCGCCGGTGTCGGTACGTTTGAGGCGCTTGGTCAGGATGATCGGCGTTCTACATACGCAGACGAGCTGGTCGGTCTTTTCGTCAATGCGGCTTATACCAAATTCGCCATACTGCCAGCCGGGAGGCTGCCGCAGGTTCTTCGGTGCGCCCTCGATGGCGGCGGGAACATCGTCGGCCAAATGGTCAAGGTCTACGACCTTCGCATTTTCCAGCAGCTCGTCGAGCTTGTCCTGGGCGGCATCCTTGCCCAGTTTGATATATAGGGCAGAGGGGTCTTTCTCTCCTGCATCCGCGCAGGAAAATGTTTTCACCTCGCCTTTATACCCGGCGTTTTTCAGGGCTTCGGTCACCTTCTCGAAAAAGGTTTGTCCGCCTCGGTCCGGCTCCTTGTGAATGTAGAGGGTTTCGATGCTTTTGAGATCCTCTACCCACTCCGGCTTGAATGTACTTGCACCGGGAATGCCGAGCGCCGGGTAGCCAAGGAACCAGAGCGTTTGTGAGTCGCTCTCGCCCTCGACCAGAATCGTGTACCCGGCCACCTCCATGCCTTCTTTACGCCAGAGGCCGTATGGAATCATCTTTCCGGCTGATCCATACCCCCACTTGAAGCTGTGGTTTCCCATGCGCTTGCGGGTGACCTGGACTTTGCTTTCGATGTTGAAATACGGGATTTTGACGTAAGGGGTGCCGTCTTGCTCCTGTTTGCTTTCCAGGCTGCATACCATGTGGAGCCATTCCGCCGGGAGCTTCTTTTCAGCTGCGTAGTCCTCAACGGTGTAGCTTTTGGGCTTCGCCGGTTCCTTTTTGGTTTCGTCCACGCCATGCTCCCGAAGAATTTTCTTGTATGCGTCGGCGTTGGAGGTTCCATCCAATTCAGCCCGGAAGCTGACGTAATTGCCCGCCTTGCCGCAGGCAAAGCATACAAATTTGCCGGTTTTCAGATCCACCGAAAAGCTGGGCTTCCGGTCGTCGTGGAATGGGCAAAGGCTCACCATGCGGTCGTGCTTGAATTCTGGTTTCTGGACGAACTTGGTGTATTCTTCTTTGTAGTTCACCAACTCGTCAATGTTTACTTTGTCCACTGGTGCATCCTCCAAAATAAAAATATGCGGGCTGCAGGCTGTTCGTCCTGCAGCCCGCACGGGTCATTCGGAGGCGCCGATCAGAACGGCACGTCTTTGCTTACTTCCACAAAGCCTTCCGCGTCTGCATTGGTGGGAGCCTCTTCGGGCTGCTGCTCCACCACGGGAACCGTGGAGGCAACGCTCTTGATCCAGTCCACCGTTGGCTTTACCTGCTCGATCTGTGCCGTGGTCAGGTCGCCCGCTTTGGTGAACACGCAGCTGCTGTATGCAATGCCGTCCGCGCTCTTCTCGCGCTTGAGCTTGATGGTGGTCAGTACGCTGCTGGTGCGCTTGCCTTTGAGAACCAGGCGCTTTGCAATGTAGTCCTTGAAGGCCCGCAGGCTCGTAGGGGGCAGGGAAATCAGGACCGGCAGCACCTCGCCGCTGCGCAGCAGATAAATCCGGTGACCATTCTTGCAGGCTTTGCCGTTGCCCTTGCTGCTGCTGCCGAACTGGTTGAAGGGGCAGGTGGAGCAGTCACGAAGTTCGCCGGTCTTGATGTCCAGGCCCTGCTTGCCGTCTGCGCTGCTGCAATCCGGGAGAGTGTTGCTGCCGTCGTACTCGCCGGGCCAGTAGCTGTTCACGGCGTGGTGGTGTACGATCACGCCGGTCAGGGACTGTACCGTTTCGGGGTTGTCCGGGTCGTCGCCGGAAAGCTCAAAGGCCAGGCCGCCGCCGCTGGGAATCTTCACGGTATCAAAGGGAATCTGGCCGAGGCCGTCCAGCTCTTCCTTTATGAGGTCAGTAACCTCGCTGCTGATGGGTGCCAGAGCGAAGCTCTGAACCGCGTTCAAAGCGTTTTCGTTTGCCATGGTGTTTATCCTCCCTTACTGTTTCCGGCTGCTCTTGCGCCGGGTGATGTCGTTGAAGCTGTACACGTTCACGCAGCCCTCGAATTCTTCGGGAAGCTCGTCGTCGTTCTCTTCGGCCAGGTTGCTCATGGCGCCTTGCAGGCTCTGGGCGTTGACCGTTTCTTTGATCAGGTCACCCAGGCCGTTTGCCCGGAGGGCGTCCATCAGCTCAGCGTCCTTGCCTGCGGCCTTGCTGTATTTGGTCTTAGGCGTCAGGGTGTAGGAATAGCCGTTCCGGCTGATCTGAGGCGTTTCCTCCTCAATCATTGCGGAGGCCAGCTGTTCGCGGGCGGCCTCAATGGCCTTATTGTTCGCCTTGGTTTCATCTGCAAGGCGGTCTTTTTCATCCAACAGGGCGCGGTATGCGTCCACCTGTTCGGGAATCGTCATGGTGAAATCCTCACTTTCTTTTAGAAGTAGGTGCGCCAGCTGTCCACAATGGATTTTGCAATATCTTCCTTGTTTTCCAGGGCCGCCAGCACCTTGTCGTCTATGCTATCTTCAACCAGAAGATGAATGTACGTCACTGGGTTATGTTGTCCAATGCGGTGAATGCGGGCCAGGGCTTGCGCATAGTTCGCGTAATTGTAATCTATGCTGTAAAAAACAGCCATGCTGGCCGCGTGAAGCGTGATACCTAAACCGGCGGTTTGAATCTGAGCCACAAATACTTTGGTTTCCGGGTTCTGCTGGAAGTCGTCAACGATCTTCCCGCGCTCCGCCTGCGGAACATCGCCATAAATGGAGCCGTAGGGAATACCTTTCTTTCGGAGGGCGTTTTCGATGGCTGCAATTTCTGCGCGGAATCTGGCAAAAATCACCAGCTTGGAACCGGTTTCCAGCACATAGTCGTCCAGAATATCCTCCAAGGCGTCCAGCTTGGCCGTGTTGACCTGTTGGGGCCGGGTGCCGTCGTCAGTCTGAGTGAAGCCGCCGGTCAGTTGCATAAGCCGCAGCATTTTGGTCAGAACGGTGGTCGCCGTGATACTGTCGCCGCTGTCCAGCTCTGCAAAGCTCGACCGGCGCAGCTGTTCGTACAACTTGCGGTCCGCCGGGCTGAACTTGACGTACCGGTTTATGAAGGTCTGCGGCGGAAGATCCAGGCATTCTGCTTTTGTTACGCGGTACGCTATGGAGTGTTCGCGCTGCACCAGCTGGTCCATGTTCCGATAGCCCACAATCTGATGCTGTCCGTATCCACCCATAAGGCAATAGCGGTTGCGGAATGCGTAGAAATTGGAACCGAATACAGCCGGGTCAAGGAATCTGTATTGACTGTACAAATCCACCGCGTTGTTCTGCACCGGCGTCCCGCTCAGGGCCAGCTTATACTGCGCCTTGTCGCCCAGCTTGTGAAGCGCTTTGCTTTGGGCTGCGGTGTAGTTCTTGATGCGCTGGCTTTCGTCGCAAACAATCAGATCTGGGTCGTATTCCTGGAGGGCTTCAAAGATCCCGTCCCGGTGAGTGCTCTCGTAGTTGATCACGGCAATTTTGAGCTGTGCGAATGGCCAGACCTCCAAAGCGTCCAATGCTTCGAGGCGCTTCTTCTTCTCGCCCAGTAGGGTTTCGCAATGATACGGAAAGGCGGCGAATTGCTGCAAGTCGTGGGGCCATACACTGCAAACGCTGCTTGGTGCTACGACCAGCACCCGGTCAACTTTGTGCATCTGGTAAAGTGCGCCCATGGTCGCAATAGCGGTAAGCGTTTTGCCGCAGCCCATTTCAAATAAAAAGGCAAACCCTTTCCCTTGCTCCGGGCTGCCGGAAGTGAGCTGCAGCAGCGCCATGTTGGCGCCTCTGACCTGGTGCTTGAACATCTGGGCTTTCACTGGGTACTTTACCAGCGCCACCGGCTCCGGGGCTTCCCGCTGCTGTTCCACCTGTCCGGCAATATTCAGAAGGTGCTGCCGTTCCGCCTCTACAAAGGGCGGCAGGGTAAAAACGCGGGATAGTGCGTTGAGCAAGTCCAGGCTGATTGTGCCGGTCATGGTGCGCGTGGTTTTGTTCCAGCGGAGCAGTCCAATTCGTTTGAGCTGCTCATGCCGGAGGGGTTCGATTTCGGCCAGGATCACCTGGCCGTGCTGCAATGCGATTTTCAAAGCCTTTCCTCCTTTCTCTTAAAGTCCCCGTTCCCGCCCTCCGCGTCGGCTCTGTGCTACACCACAGGCTGCGGCTTCCAAAATTGTTTACAGGGTCACAATGACCAGGCCCTTTTCGATTTCATCCGCCAGGGCGTCGGTCAGGTAGCGCTTGGCGGCATCCCGTGCGGCCAGCTTCCACATGCCGCCATCGGCTGCGGTCAGGCTGATGCTCCGATCTTCGTAGACCCGGAACACGAACTCACTTGCGGGCTGCTGGATTTCCTGGAAGGTGCGGTAGGGTGCCAGGGTTACGATGGGGCGCACAGCCTTGTTCTGCACGAAACTGATACCCTTGCGCACCTGTACGGTCTGGGTCACGCCGTTGTCGTCGCTCTTGATGCTCTGATCCACGCTCATGTGGGAAAGCAGGTCGATGATGTAATCCACATCGTTGGTTTCGCCGGGAATGCCGAGCGGGCGCTGGAATGCGGAACGCAGCTTAATCATGGCTTCATCAAAGGTCCAGCGTACATCCTCAACCAGCGGCGGGAGGTCGCTGGCGTAGGCGGTATAGGGAACCCAGCGGTGCAGCTCATCGCGGCCGTTGGGCTGGGTGAATACATTCACCGTGTCTGCGGTGCCGCAGGAAATGTAGAGGGGGTGATTCTCGAACTGGTTGAGAATTTCGGTCTTGATGAGAGCCACCAGAGAATCCAGGCTGCGGGTGACCGCCTTTTCGGGCTTTGCCAGTTCCGGCGGCTCAACTTCCGTGTAGTCGCTGCCGGTCACCAGGAAGGTGCGGCCATTGACATCGTGGAAGGTAGGCTCTGCGGCCTTCTTGCCCAGTTCGGCGAGGGTGTTGATCGCGTCTGCGAGGAAGCTGTTCTTGAAATCCATGATTATTTCCTTTCTTTATGCGGTGTGAACGTCGGCAAATTTGAGAACCTTGCGCTCCGGGGCCTCGCCACCGTAGGTGTCGAACTGGCCGGGAATCTGCGGGGTAAGCTCCACAGCTACGGTGTGCCCACCCTCCTGGCCGACCGCCAGGGCGGTCTTGACCGGGTGGAGGGCTGCCAGGGTGCTGGATGCGGTGGCGCTCACCTCAACGTGCTGGCGCTCTTCGTCAGGCTCCAGGGTGATCTTGACCGTGATGGTGCGCTTGGCGGTGGCCTTGGTGTTCGGATCGCTGATGTTGTTGATCACGCGGCCCATCTCGTAATCAAGCCGTTCCTTAATGGCGCCGTTTGCCATATCAATAAGGCTGCTTGCTTTGGTCTGTTCCATGTTGTGTGCCTCCTTTGGCTTTGTGGGTGGATGTTCGGGCAGGTGCTGCGGCCTCACCTTCTTTCGTGGGTGTAGTCCAGCAGGCGGCGAAGGGCCAGGCCGAGGTTATAACCCAGGCGGTCGAGCCGTCCGGCCTGGTCGAGAGCCAGGAAAATCCCAGCTGCAAGCACCAGCGCTTCGTAAACCAGAACCCCGGTATAGAGCGGGGCGCGCGCTGCGGCCTGGCCTGCGGTGCAGCCAAACTTCATCAAAAGCCTTTCCATTTCCTTCGTTGCCTCCTGTTAGTTTCTCGCATCAGCAGTGTTGAAAGCCTGGGGAAAAGTGTGGAAAAATCACCTCTTTTCGGGCGTTTCCCGTGTCCGGGGTTTCTCGCTCACAGCCGCCAGCGTTTGGTAGGCCGGGGCGGTGTTTACGGTGTACGGCACACGGACGCCCGCCGTTGTGCTGCGGGTTGTGCCGTCCGGGAAGTGGTTCGTGATCTTCATGCGGGTCACCTTGTCTTTTGAGCTTCCCTCCCTTATACTTAGGAGGCGGGCCGCTGCAACGGCCCAGCTTCCAAGAAAGGAGGTGCTTTGCTCTTGTGGGTTTATCGTTCGCCCGCCGGAACCTTTTCTATCAAGCAAAACCCGGACGGAAAGTATGGTCTTTTTGTCGGGTCTGAGTGTTTCGGCTCTTACTCCACCCCGGTGCAGGCTGCTGATGACGTATATCTGCACGTCACCGGCTGTACTGAGTGGGATATGCTTGACGGTAAAGTTTCGGGTGAGCCTACCGATCTAAGCGAGTGGGAAAAGGTTTAATCTTTGGCTTCGGCGGGTGCTGTTTCTTGCAGTGCCCGCCGAAGTCTTTCCAGGGTCACTGAAATATGGTTCAGGGTTCTAATGCCCTGCTGGACTGCTTCCAGCCGTTCTTCGCTGGGCGGGGCGGCGTCCATGTACGTTTCGACGTAGTCGCAGTAATGAATCGTCATCCGGGAAAGGCTATTTGAAGCCTGCTCAAGCAGACAGCGCTCAAGGCGAGCCGTTTCGCTGCGGGTAAGGGCGGGGTGCTTTTGTGCTTCATCCAGATACGCGAGTTTCTGCAGCCTGTGGTTGCAAGCTCGGAGAGTACTCTCCGAGAGGCGGCGGCTTCGGAGCGTTTCAAGAACCTTTTGCACCTCCTGCGCAATATATTCGGTCACGTTCTCACCCCCTCACCCTGCCCGCTTTTCGGTTCCCTCAGTGAGGCGTTCCTGTACCTCCATACCTGCAAGGAAGGCGTTCGCCATCGCAGTCAGCAAGGGGCGCTTCTTTTCGGGGGTCTTGTTGTAGATCGCAATGATCTCTTTTGCATCTGAAAGCTCTTTTTCGGTATAGTCGTGGTTCTTCATTTTATCCACCTCCTGTTTATTGCTTTCGTTATAATTATATATCGTGAAATCAATATTGTCAACAAAAGAATTGTTGATTTGGATATTTTTTATTGACTTGGTTATAAAACGGGTGTATAATGAGAGTGCCAATAAAGGAGGTGATGAAATGAACACAAGAATTAAAATGCTCCGAAAGATGCTTGATCTGACGCAGCAGGCGTTTGCTGAAAGAATAGGGTTGAAGCAGAATTCTATTGCGCTAATCGAGAGCGGAAAGCGGAATATCTCTGATTATTCGGTGCGTGTTATATGCCGAGAGTTTAACGTGAATGAAGAATGGCTTCGGAATGGCGAGGGCGAAATTTTTAAGGCTTCGCCAAGTGATGCCTTGGATGCTCTTGCAAAGGAATCCCATCTTACTCATGGCGACTATATAATGATTGAGAAATTCCTGCGCATGAAGCCAGAGGCACGTGAAGCCATAATTCGCTATATGGTTGAAGTCTCGGAAGCGCTTAGGGCCGGAGACGTTCCTGCAAACACCCCTGCGTATCCTAGCGATTATGGGGTAGCGGCTGCTGAAGCCGCGTATGAAAAGAGCTTTGGTACTGCATCCGGCACCCCGAATGCCGCAGTTTTGAGTACGCACGAAGACACAGGTTAAAATGAAAAAGCCACGTCCCGGTCTGGGGCGTGGCTTTGGTGGTAACACAAAGGAGGCGTATTATGGGAATTAGGGCACGAAAAACCTTTAAGGCTGGCCCGGTCCGAATGACGGTCAGCAAGTCCGGTGTGTCTACCAGCATCGGCGTGAAGGGCGTTCGCGTCGGAAAAATGGCAAACGGGAAAACGCGGACCACGGTTTCCGTTCCGGGCACCGGAATCAGCTATGTTACGGAATCCAAAAAGAAGGAACCGGCGGAGCTGCCGCTTGATCCATCCACCAGAACGCCACCCATCTGGTTCAGGTTCATGGGCGTTCTGTCTGTGGTTCTGGCTGCTATGCTTCTAATTTTGGCACTTCTGTGGTGGCCGTCCTTGATTTTTGCGGCCTTCTTCTTTTGGCTTGGCGTGAAGCTGGTCAAAAATGCAAAGAGCTATTCCGGCCAGTCCATTCTGCGTGATATTTCCGGCGCTGATCTGGACGATGACGAATAAATAAAAAAGCGCCGTCCCTCTGGAAAGGGCCAGCGCTTCGAGGCCGCGTGTTACATTTGCTTCGTGCTCCTGCTGGAACAGGGGCGGGCTATACACGGGCAGTTGACATGGAAGGCAACTGCCTTTATTGTAACACGCAGGCCCCAGTTTGAAAAGGGGGTTTTTATCCTTTATGCGTGTGATCTGCTATGTTCGGGTATCTACCCGCGAACAGGCGGAAAAGGGCTATTCTGTCGGTGAGCAGCAGGAACGCCTCCGGGCGTACTGTATAGCGAAGGATTGGATTGTCGAAGATGTAATCACGGACCCTGGCTTCTCCGGTGCGAAATTGGAGCGGCCTGGAATCCAGCGCGTGATCCAGCTTGTTCAAGAGAAAAAATGCGAGGCCGTTCTGGTCTGGAAACTGGATCGGCTTTCCCGCTCTCAGAAAGATACTCTGTATCTGATCGAGGACGTGTTTCTGAAAAATGGCTGCGCCTTCGTGTCGATGAATGAAAACTTTGATACCTCTACGGCCTTCGGACGGGCCATGATTGGCATATTGTCCGTATTTGCCCAGCTGGAACGTGAACAGATCCGGGAAAGAATGGCCGTCGGTCGTGTGGGCCGTGCAAAGGCCGGCCTTTTCCATGGCGGCGGTTTTGCGCCCATTGGGTACGATTATAAAACCATTGCCGAGGGCGGCGAGGGTTTGGTTGTAAATGAATATGAAGCAATGCAGGTGCGGGAGGTGTTTTCTCTGTACCTGCAAGGCTGGCCGGTGAATCGCATTCGGAAATACATGACGGCCCGGTACACCACAAAAAGCGGTGATTGGGGGAATGATACCACGATCCGGGATGTGCTGAAAAACCCTCTCTATATCGGGAAGATAAATTGGGCCAAAAAGATTTATGACGGGAAGCATGAGCCGATCATCGACGAAGAAACCTTCAATGCTGCTGCGGCCCGCCTGGCCTCCAGCCAATGGAAGAGGGATTGTTCGGACGGCCTGGAACGAAATTCGCCGTTTCATAGCACCCATCTTTTGGGAGGCATCCTCTGGTGCGGGCGCTGCGGCGCTCGGTACTTCGCCAGCGGCAATTACTCCGGCAAGGGCGAGAATCGGAAATACTGGCCCTATTATGTTTGCTATTCCAGGGCAAAATCCGCCAAGAGAATGATACGGGACCCGAATTGTAAAAATGATCGGTGGCCGGTGGCGAAGCTGGACAAAATCATTCTGGATCAAGTCCGGCAGCTGATCTTTGACCCGGAGGCGCTGGAACGTGCTGCCGGTGGAAATCAGGAGGCGCCGCCTTCTGAGCGTCGGGCGCTGCTGAATGCCCGCCGGGCAGAAGCGAAGGGCCAAATTGACCGGCTGCTTGACCTGTGCCAAATGGGAACCTTGCCCGCTGCTGCGGTGGCGGATCGCCTGAAATCCTTACAGGATGAAGTCGAGGGCATAGATACGGCGCTTCGGGAATTGGCGGAAGATGACCCGGCGGAACGTCTGGAAGCCGCCAGGGGGACGCTGGTTGGTGCTGCGGAAATCCTGGACAACGGCTCCCTGGATGAAAAACGAGAGTTGGTTCATAGCTTGATACACCGGATTGATCTTGATGGTGAAAACATAGACATTCATTGGAGCTTTGCTCCTGGGGAATCGGAATAAATAAAGGCCGCCCAGCATGGACGGCCTTTTCGCTTAATTTGCGGAATCGCTGAATTTACGCGCGGTTTTCGCTGACTTTTCGCAAAATGCGCGGATAACGCGATTTTGTTGACGTCGCCAAAATCGGAATGTTTTCGCGGCGTCACGAAAACATGGGGGCGGTTACGGGTCTACCCGTGTATAACAAACGCAAGCCTCGCAATGCTTCGTCCTCGGGAACAGATCCACCGGCTGCACCTTTTCTGTATGATAGCCATTTTTCTCCAGCCATGCAGCGTCTCGGGCAGCGGTAGCGGGGTTGCAGCTGACATACACCACCCGGCGGGGTGCCATGCGCACCACTGCGGAGAGGGTGGCCTCATCGCAGCCCTTGCGGGGCGGGTCCAGCATCACGATGTCCGGGTGCAGACCCTCGGCGGCCAGTTGGGTGGCAGCCTGGCCGGCATCGGCACAGAAAAAGCGGCTCTTGGCTGCTACGGCCTCGCCCATGCGGGCAGCGTTGGCCTTGGCGCTCTCGATGGCCTCCGGCACGATCTCTACGCCAATCAGCTCCCTGCATTGCTCGGCCATGGAAAGGCCGATGGTGCCCATGCCGCAGTAGAGATCCAGCAGTGTGTCGTCCGGGGACAGCTGCGCGTACTGCGCAGCAACGCCGTACAGCCGCTCGGCGGCAAGCGTGTTGACCTGATAGAAGGACAGCGGTCCCAACCGCACCGGTACGCCGCAAAGCGTGTCCTCAATGTAGCCCGGGCCGTACAGGATATGGTTCTCGCTGCCCAAAATGACGTTGGTGTTTTTGGCGTTGACGTTGAGCAGAATAGTGCTGATGGCCGGGAACTGCCCCCGCAGCGCGGTGCAAAGCTGCTCTGCGTGGGGCAGCTTTGCCCGGGTGCATACCAGACACACCATGATCTGCCCGCTGTGCGCGCCGCGCCGCAGGAAGATATGTCGCACCAGCCCCTTGCCGCTCTGCTCATCGTAGGGGCGGATGCCCTGCTGTGCAAAAAAGGCGCACAGCGCGTTGCCAATCTCGTTCAGCACGCTGGGCTGCAGCTTGCAGTCCGGGCAGGGGACGATGCGGTGGGTGCGCCCTGCGTAAAAGCCGATGCAGGGCACGCCGTTCTTGTCTATGCCCACAGGGAACTGCACCTTGTTGCGGTAGCGGTCTGCGTCTGGAGAAGGCAGAATATCCAGCACTGGCACCTCCAGCCCGCCGATGCGGCGGAAGGCATCCAGCACGCTTTCCTGTTTGGCGCGCAGCTCAGCGGCATAATCCAGATGCCGCAGGCTGCACCCGCCGCAGGGGCCTGCTACCGGGCAGTCAACCGGAATGCGGTCCGGCGAGGGGGTGAGCAGCTCGTCCAGAATGCCAAAGGCATACCGGCCGCAGTCCTTCACGATGCGCACCCGTGCTTCGTCCCCGGGGGCGGTGCCGGGGACAAATACGGCCTCGCCATCGGCACTGTGGGCCACACCGCTGCCGTCGCTGGAAAGGCGTTCGATGCGCAGGGTCAGGATCTGGTTTTTCTGTAAAGGCATGGTTTCTCCTTGTGTGATGGGCTCAGGTTACAGTTGGGCAGGGCTTGCCGGGTCGGCGTCCTGCTGGGCGGCAAAATACTTGCTGGGCGGCACGCCCTTGGCGCGCTTGAACACCCGTGAGAAGTAGAACTGGTCAAAGAAGCCTACCGACACCGCAACCTCCGCAATGGAAAGGTTGCCGGCGCGCAGCAGCTTGCAGGCCTCGTTGATGCGGTACTCGGTCAGGTAGTCGATGGGGCTCTTGCCCACGTTCAACATGAACACCCGGTACAGATGGCTGCGGGAAACCCCCACGCTCTTGGCTACATCGTCAATGGAGATGTCGTGGGAGTAGTTGAACTGGATGTACTTGATGGCGTTCAGCACATACTGGCTGGAGGAGGAGGCCGTGTGGGGCTTGCCTGCGCTGGTCTCCCGCATCAAGGCAGCGATAAACAGGTACAGATACCCCACCATGGCTGCCTCGTCCTGTGGCTGCAGCCCGCGGGAGGAATAGATGTTGGTCAGCGCTGCCCGCATCCCGTCCGGGTCGCTGGTGTGGTGCACAGGGGCATCGTCCGTAAAGGGCAGCTGCGCGGCCAGCTTGTGGGCACAGGCACCGTTAAAGCCCACCCAGCTGTACTCCCACGGCTGCTGCTCGTCGGCGGTGTAGCGGATCAGCTGGCTGGGGCGGGCAAAGAACAGGTCGCCCTCGCTTACCTCCCAAGTGCGGCCGCCCACCTCGAAGATGCCCTTGCCGGATACCACCAGATGGATCAGGTAGTGGTCACGGATGCCGGGTCCCCATGTCTGGCCCGGAGCGCAGCGCTCCAAGCCGCAGTTGAAGATGGACAATTCGATATTGTTGGTGTAATTCTGCTTAAAGGATTGCTTATAAACGTCTGGCATGGCAGCTTTACCTCCGTCCTGTCACATTCTGCACCCAGTATACCATAGAATGCCCTGCAAATTCAACAAAAGTACATCTTATTCTTTGCACCTGACGCCAAATTTTGGATTTTTAGGTCAAATAAATTGAAAAAACGCCCGAAATGCTTTACAATAGGCAAAAAGAGCAGAATCGTTTATTCCGGAGGGGAGGAGCTGTCATGGCCACCAGTGCACAACTCAGAAAACAGATCCTGCAGGGCAGCTGGGACGCCGCACTTGCTGCACTTTACGGGGCGGATCCGGCGGTTTTGCAGCGGCAGCGCGGGCGCTATGCGGCTGCGCTGGAGCAGTTTGAACTGTATTTCGGCCCCGGGCGGCAGGTGCAGGTGTACTCTGCACCCGGGCGCGCAGAGCTGGGCGGCAACCACACGGATCATCAGGGGGGCTACGGCCTTGCGGCGGCGGTCACGCTGGATATGGTGGCAGTGGCGGCCCGCAATACGGATGGCTATGTGCGGGTCAAGTCCCGGGGGTTCAACAAGCTGGATGTCATTGATCTGGCCACTGCAGAGCCGCAGGCAGGGGAGAGCACCCATTCGGCCAGCC